ACAATCATCGTAGGTTAAGCGATATCCTACATTTGGACCTTTAGCTCAGTTGGTTAGAGCGCCGCACTCATAATGCGAGGGTCACAGGTTCAAATCCTGTAGGGTCCACAAATTTTTTTTTTATATATATTATTTTTTAGATTTTTTTTATATGTATTATTGAACATAGTTTTTTTAATTGTTTTTTAAGGGTTGTTTTTTGACAAAACTAAAAAATGATGAAATTACCTATATCCTTTGAACAATTTGCAAAAGACCCTTGGAAAGCGGTCCAATTTTTATTACTTGTTGTTGTTGGCTATCTTTGGTTAGATAATAAAATGAATTATCAAGGTCAAATTGAAAAACACACTCAAAAAGTAGAATCATTAGAAATTAAAGTTGATAAATGTCTTTTTCAACTTAAAAAATCAGACAGTGCTTTAGCTGCTGCTACCACTAAACTTGAAGTACTATCTACTTTAGGAAAAATTCCAAAATAAAATTATGAAAAAAACATTTGATAAAATAGTATTATTTTTGTCTAGTATTGCTATATTTGATATGGTGTCAATAGCAACTGCTCAAAAACCAAAAGATATAGATGAATTAGATATGCTTATTGCTAAAAGTAAAAATAGTATGTCTAAAGCCGGAAATGTAGTTCAACAAGCTGCTAAAGCTCAAGAAAAAGTATTGGGAGAAGTTGTATCTCATATTGAAGAAGTTGAAAACGCCGCTGAGGAAGCCACACAAAAAATTGAAATATTTTCAGCTAGAATGATTGAAGCTGGTATTGATACTAGTGAAAATATAGTTAAGGAAGAAAAAGTAGAATATATAACTGAAATAAAAGATGCTTATAAAAAGTATGTTGATGAGGGTGGTGATTACGATATAGAACTTTTTATATTATATGTGTACAATAAAAAAATAAATTAAATATATGAAAAATTTCTTTAAACAATTATTTGATGATAATAATTCTATTAATGAAAAAGCATTAGTAGGTTTTATAGCTTTCTTTATGCTTTGTATTGCTCTTATTGTAGACCTAGTAACAGGCTATATGGGTACAGCTTTAGTAATTAATGAATTTATCTTTGATGGATTTATGGTAATCATTTTAGGTTCATTTGGTATTGCCTCTGTGGATAAATTTTTGAATAAAAAAGATAAACACGAAGAAGATAAAGATATAGAAGGATAATGAAATCTACATTACTAGTATTATTATTATCATTAACTACAACCTTTGCTTTTGTTTGTAGTTACTTCGGAGGATTAGCTATAGATAATAGTGAGCAGTATTTAGCTATAGTGGCTGTTGCTTTTATGGATGGGTTTTTTGGTATAGTTGCTGGTACTAAAAAAGAAGGATTTAAAACTTATAAAGCATTAAAAGTATTAAAAACAACATTTACTTGGTTAGTTATATTAACTGTAGTACTAATGGTAGAAATAGGATTTCCAGGTACATCTTGGCTCTCAGAAACTATTATAATGCCGTTTATAATATTCCAAATAGTTAGTGCTTTAAAAAATGCTTCAAATGCTGGTTTTATTAAACATTCTATATTAAATAAAATTTTAGAAAAAATCGATAAACATAAAGATAATTAACTATGTTATTAAAAAAAGGTGATAAAAATGAACAGGTAAGACAACTCCAAGTAAAATTAGGAGTTGATCCTGTTGGTACATTTGGTCCTAAGACTGAAGAAGCTGTTAAAAAGTATCAAGCCGCTAATGGATTAATAGCAGATGGTATAGTAGGGGAAGCCACTTGGAATAAAATTATGGGTTCGGTTCCTGCCTCACCTTCCATAGTAGCTCCTCTTAGCCCATTTAAACTAGACAAACTAAAAGGACACATTCCAGATTCTGTATTAGCTCAGATTCCAGATACTGCTGCTAAATTTGGTATCACTAATCCTTTAAGACTTGCTCACTTCCTGGCACAGTGTGGTCATGAATCTGGAGGGTTTAAAGCGGTTACTGAGAATTTAAATTATGGGGCTAAAGGTTTATTAGGTACTTTCCCTAAATATTTTAATGCTACTACAGCTGCCCAATATGAACGTAAACCTGAAATGATTGCTTCTAAAGTATATGGAGGTAGAATGGGTAATGGTCCTGAAGTTACTAAAGAGGGATATAAGTTTAGAGGTCGTGGTTATATTCAATTAACAGGAAAAGATAACTATACGGCTTTTGATAAATTTGTAGATGATGATATTTTAGAAAATCCTGATTTAGTAGCAACTAAATATCCTTTAATGTCAGCTGCTTGGTTTTTTAATAAAAATGGACTTTGGGCTGTGTGTGATAAAGGAGCAGATGATGTTACTGTAACTTTAGTAACAAAACGTGTAAATGGAGGTACTATTGGTTTAGCTGATCGTATTAAACATTTTAAAGAATATTACGCGTTATTAAAATAATTTATTGATTTTCGACGCGATCTGCGAATATTATAAGATCGTTTAATATAGACATTATATAAAACTATATAACGATAATATGTATTAATGTGAATATCGATAAAATATTTAACTTGTTTAATGGAGATGAACCCGAGTCACTAAGGGAGAAAGCTCAACAAGTAGATACTTTATTAGATTATAAAAACCATCCTTTATTCTGGGTTGGGATGTTTAAGAAATTAATCCAAAATCATCAAGTATTTAATGACCAATTACTTAAATTTTTTGATAAGTTAGATGAGAATTTGAGTACAACAGATGTTGATAAAGCAGGTGAATTTATAGTGTTTACTAGAGCATGGGATTATATCCAAAAAGTAGATCCAGATAATTTGGTTTGTCAAGAGGCCTTATATAGATTCGCAGATATACACCTTAAAATTGCCTTAGAGTTATCAATAAGTTATTTCCAAGAACACGAGGAATATGAAAAGTGTTCACACCTTAAAAAGAATTTAGAATTTGTAAAACTTCTCTTAACTTAAGCTTGGAGTATCTTATTTCCAATATTATATTCCAATCACGGGAAAAGAAAAAATATGAAAAATAGAGAAATAATAATGAGAAGGTTGGAAAGGGCAGAGGGGGAGATTGAAAAACTACATTTCTTTTTGAATCGTGGTGGTTCAAGAGAACAAGTAGAAGAAGTACTAATTACAATGCGAGAATCTATTAGTGATGCTAAAGCATTTGTACAACAGGAACCTTTAGGCCCCGGAGAAATTAACCAATATTAATTTATGAATTTAACAGCAGAACAAATCCAACAAAATTGGATAAGGATGATGGGTTTTATTGAAGACCACATTTCGGAACCTCGTAAGACCAAATTAATTGAATTTTATGAAAAATATAATGAGCGTTTGATGTTAATGCCTGCTGCTCATAAAAAGGAATACCACAATGCTTTTCCTGGGGGGTATGTAGAACACGTTAACCGAGTTATTACTTGCGCTCTTCATCTCCATGAATTGTGGGCTTCAATGGGTGCTGATACTACAACTTACACTAAAGAAGAATTAGTATTTTCGGCTCTGAATCATGATTTAGGTAAAATGGGAGATGAGGAAAATGAATCATATATACCCCAGACTGATAATTGGAGACGTGAAAAATTAGGTGAGGACTATATGTTTAATACTAAAGTTCCATTTGCTTCTGTTCCCGATCGTGGTTTATTCTTACTCCAATCTCATGGCATTCGGTATACATTTAATGAAATGATTACTATTCAAACACATGATGGTTTATATGATGAGGCAAATAAAAAGTATTTAATGACTTATATGCCCGAACAAAAACCACGTACATCATTACCTTTTATTGTACACCAAGCAGATTTGATGGCTGCTAGGATTGAGTTTGAAAGAGAATGGTTACCTAAATTACAGGGTAGCGTGGAGACCAAAAAGAAACCATTTACATTAGGTAATAATAAATCAGCTCCAGCTACTTCTGCTACCAAATCTAAAGCATTGGGTAGTGTAAAGAGTGAAGGGCTTAAAAACCTATTAGACAACTTATGATATTAATAATTATTATTCTTTCTATATTGGTCGTGACTCTTGGATTCACGACCTTTAATCTTCTTAAAAAGAATGAAAAACAAGAAGATATTTTAGCCGGTTATATGACCTACTTAAACAAAATTTCAGATACTATAGAAATGTCCGAAAAGAAACTAATGGAAGTAGATGCTAAAGGTAGCTTTAAATCCGATGATGAAGTAGGATTTTTCTTTGAACAAATTAAAACTATTCAAACAGCATTAAATTCTTTCGTTATTAAAAATATCACAAAATAATGGAAGAGGTTGTTGTAAAAAAGAAAAAGAAGGGAATACAATACTTTACTCAAGATACTGAGGATGCTATTGTATTATATAATAATACTACTGATTTTGAATTAAAAAGTAGAATCTATCACGATAGAATCCATTATGCTTTTTTTAAACTTACCGAAAATATTATTCACACATTTAAATTTTATTATACTGAAGTGAGTAATATTGAGGATTTACAACACGAGGTAATTACTTTTCTCTTATCTAAAATTCATTTATTTAATCCAGAAAGAGGAGCTAAAGCATATTCCTACTTTGGAACTATAGCTAAACGTTACTTAATATTATCAAATCAGAAAAATTATAAAAAACGTATTGATACTGTTGGTTTAGATACTCTAGAGGAAGACGAAGAACATTCATACACCATTGATGATTCATCGCATGATGAACGTCTATCAATGTTTATAGATGAATTCTCCGATTATTGCACCAAGAATATTTATACTTTATTTCCTAAAGAATATGACGCTCAAATTGCGGATGCTATTTTAGAATTATTTCGTAAACGAGAACATTTAGATATTTTTAATAAAAAAGCACTTTATATCTATATCCGTGAAATCGTAGATGTTAAAACTCCTAAGATTACTAAAATAGCTAATCAACTCTATGATATTTTTAAAGAAGGTTATATATTTTATTTGGAACACGGATATACAAAGTTTTAGTTTTCATATTTATAAGAAACTAAATGTATATTTATGTCACAATTTGATAACATAATTTTTAAAAATAAAAAATTCTCTGATGTTTTAGAGGAAATCT